ACCAATAAATTAAAAAATATTAAAAGTGATATGGCAAACGATGTTCCTATTTATGATGCCATGCTGAAGCAGGTGGCGCTTCCGACAGGAACTGATAGATCCAATCTTTACACTTTCAGGAATGCTTCATGGGAAAAGTGGAAGGATAAGCTAAGAACGGGGACAAAGGAAGAGAAAGAACTATATAATTTTTTTAAGGATAAGATAAAGCATGAATTAGTTGAAACAGCGCCTCCTTCAAGCCTTATTGGAACAGAGTATGGTTATAAGAAAACTTTTACTCAAAAATATACACCTGTGGAATGGAATCTCATGAAGAATGCAAAAATTAAGGAAGTTTTTGGCGAAGGGGTATTGACTTCATTACATAAATTAGGAAAGACTCCTGGATACGGGGATGTTGCGCAAATTCAAAAACTTCTCAGTAAATATGAAATGATTCCTCCTAAGTTCATGAATGAAGTTGCGCGACCAACATACATTGGAACAAAAAAGATGAATGATATCCAAAGGGGCATTGAACTCGGACCGGGAAGAGGGTCTCAAGGATTGATTGATATCCTAGTTGAAAAGTATAAGCTTATGGGGTATAATTTCAAAAAATTTGATGACGCTCCAGGAGGAGAATGGGTATATACAAAACCTACGACGGATAATGTTGATAAGATTAATGCATTAACATCTAAGATTACAAAATTAAGCCAGGAGCTGAAAGACGGAGGAATGGAAACTGTTTTCTATCATCCAGGACATGATCGCCTAGTTTATTTTGGAAAAACTGACCCTAATCTTATGACACTAAGAAAAGAACAGTTAAAAGGAAACAGGAAAGAAGGTGGACTTGTACGTCCACACATGGCATTAGGAGGGGATATGGCGCAATATGAACAAATGGAATCCGTAGTTCCTGATTTAAATCCAGACGAGGCGGAAATGCAGCTTGCAATGAGCTTCAAGAACCCATTTAAGTTGAAAAAACAGCCTCCACTCATTGATGATGTAAGCACGACTTTAAAGATCGCGGACCAAGGACCAGGAACAGCAAAAACAGCGACAAAAACCCATACACTTGATGCCGGTGTGGGCTCAGATTCAGTTTTTTACCTAAAATCTGACATGGAATTGGCAAATGCGGTCCAAAATAAGATGACACCGCAGCAATGGCTTGGTTATTTGACCAAAAAAGGCGTTTCAGAGACGGAAATGCATGAATTTGGACTAGGAAATCTTATAAAAAACATTGGAGGATGGGATGAAGGCACTAAAAAGTGGAAAAATAACAAAGCAGTCTCAAAATCAGACCTAATTGCGGCATACAAGAACGAAAAACCAATAATTACCTATAAAATTAACCAGGTTGAGCCTTTTGAGAAAGGTGTAAAGGATTTTGTCAGTTTTTTAACCAAAAGAAAAAGTGGAGGGTCATATTACCACGGTGAAACCGCAATGGATGATATTCGTGGTTTACAAAACAAGCCGCAAGATATTGCAGGCGATACTCTTCGTTTAAGACTATCAGAATCTTTAAAAAGCACTGGTGACATTAAAAAAGACTGGCCAATGTATGAAAAAGGCATGATTGCCGATATTAACAAAACATTTAAACAATTTTACGGAATAGATGATGTAATTAAGAATGGTGTCCCAGAAGGAATGAAAATTCCGTTTTATTCAAAAAATTTACTAGATCGCTTCAATCGTCTTCGAAAAGGGGAAGGATTTTACTTTCAAAAGGCAAAAGGCGTATCACACGAAGGAACACAGTTCATGCCTGGTGGAACCGGGTATATAGAGATACCTTTTACATATAATCCTAATCCAAAGGGTAAAAGAGCCAATGAACCAAGATTTTCGTTTGGCGAGGGGCACTTCACGAACAAGGAAGGCAATAATCCTGTATTTTGGATGCGTGCATCAGAGCGTGTTGATGAGCAAGGTAACCGCATACTATTTATAGAAGAAATTCAATCTGACATGCACCAGAAGGTAAAGCAGAAGCCGGATACATTTTCTTATGCTAAAAGACACGACTCTCCTGGAATGGTAGATAGAAATATTGCATTAAAGCAATTTGATAATTTAAAAATAGAATTAGGAAAGGTAACTGATCAAATAGATAAAATTACAGGGCATACAGACCCATCAGCAGTGACAGTTATGGAAAGATTAAAAGTTAAGCGTGAAGCAATTCGTACACAAATGGCAGATATCCAAAAATCAATACAAGGAGCTGCAAAAAGTGATGAAGTCTTCCCAGAAGGACCATTTAAAAAGTCAGAAAACCAGACTAAAGTGGCTTTAAAAACAGCAATTAACCTTGCAACAAAGGAAGGGTTTGATGGTGTAGCGATGGTAACGGGAAAAGCAAAGAATAAGTTCGCGAGTGCGTCTGGTGAGATGGCAAAAGGAAACATTGGATTTTATGATAATATTGCTGTAAAAGCTATGAAGAATAGCGCAAAAAATTTAGATCTTGATTTTTCTTCTACAAACATTAAAGATGGGGATGGAAATACATGGGCAAAAATCCCCGTAATAAATTTAAAGGAATCAACAATCAACAAATCAGTGGATCTGTATAAAGCGGAAGGTGGTTACATCCACCGTCCATCTTTTGTTGATGTTGTGCCTTCATTATGATAGGATAAAATAATGGCAAAACCAAAAACAAGACCCGTTTCAAATAGTACTATAGAAAAAGCAATTGATGCGTTGGCAAATGCAGGAGTTGATATTGGTGCAAATGAACGTGCAATGGATATTCAAGTTCCTAATGAAAGAACAGTGAACTTTGAACCTGACGTTGATATTAATGAATTACCGGACGGTGGTGCGGATGTAAATTTTGATCCAAACGCACCTATTGATAAATCACAAATTGCATTTGGTGATAACTTAGCGGAATACATTGAAGATAATGATTTACAAAAATTATCCAATGATCTTATTGCATCATATGAATCAGATAAGTTTTCAAGAAAAGATTGGGAAGATACTTATGTTAAAGGACTGGACATGCTTGGATTTAAGTATGAGGACCGTACACAACCATTCCAAGGTGCAAGCGGTGTTATTCATCCACTCTTAGCAGAATCAGTTACACAATTTCAAGCACAAGCATATAAAGAATTATTACCACCAGGTGGACCAGTTAATACAGAAATAGTTGGTGAAATTACACCTGAGTCAGAACAACAAGCTAAACGTGTAAAAGATTACATGAATTATCAAATTACACACATTATGAAAGAATACGATCCAGACATGGATCAATTATTATTTTATTTACCACTTTCAGGATCAGCATTTAAGAAAACATATTATGACGCGGCACTGCAACGTGCTGTTTCAAAATTTGTATCTAGTGAAGACTGTGTTGTTAATTATATGGCATCATCATTAGAAGATGCGATACGAATAACACATGTAACAAAAGTTGATGAAAATACACTACGTAAACAACAAGTAGGTGGCTTTTACCGTGATGTACCTATTACATCCGGTTCAGTTTCAACATTAGATGATACCAAGGATAAAATCGACGAGCTCCAAGGAAGAAGTGATAGTTCAGCCGGCGATGACGAGCATGTTCTTTTGGAAATGCATGTTAATGCAGATGTTCCAGGGTTCGAGGACCCAGATGGAATTAAACTTCCATACATTATAACGATCGATCAATACTCAACTAAAGTTCTTTCCATTAGAAGAAACTGGGATGAACCGGACCAATTAAAAAATCGTGTAGATTATTTTACACACTACAAGTTCCTCCCAGGATTAGGCTTCTATGGATTTGGCCTAATACACATGCTTGGAGGGTTATCGCGAACAGCAACAAGTGTTTTGCGGCAGTTAATTGATGCTGGTACACTCGCTAACCTTCCAGCAGGTTTTAAATCACGTGGCATGCGTATACGTGACCATGATGAACCTTTACAACCAGGAGAGTTTCGCGATGTTGATGTTACAGGACAATCAATAAAAGAATCTTTATTACCACTTCCATACAAAGAACCTTCGCAAGTTTTATTTGCACTATTAGGTTTCTGTGTTGATGCAGGTAAATCATTTGCAGCAATTGCAGATATGAAAATGGGTGAAGGTAATGAACAGAACCCAGTTGGTACTACACTAGCGCTATTAGAGCGTGGAACAAAAGTGATGAGTGCAATTCACAAAAGATTGCATTACGCGCAAGGTGTTGAGTTTAATATGCTCGCGCGTTGCTTTAAAATGTTCCTTCCACCAGAATATCCATACATGGTGCGTGGTGGAAACAACATGATTAAACAACAAGATTTTGATGATCGTGTTGATATACTACCTATATCCAACCCAAATATATTCTCAATGTCACAACGTGTTATGTTGGCACAACAGCAATTGCAATTAGCAATGGCTAATCCAGCTTTACATAATATTCGTGAAGCATATAGAAGAGTTTATCAAGCATTAGATGTTGATAATATAGATGCATTATTGAAACCAGATCCGGACAAACCAATGCCTATGAGTCCAGCAATGGAAAATTCACTTGCTATGAGGGGTACGCAACCAAAAGCGTTCCCACAACAAAATCATCAATCACACATGGATACACATGGTGAATTTATTTCAACACGTATGGTTCAAATCAATCCGCAGTTATACGCAATGATGGAAGGACATATATTAGAACATATTGCACTCGTTGCAGCATTACAAGTTGAAGAAGAATTTAAACAACAAACACAACAGATTCAACAAATGGGTCAACAAGCACAACAGAACCCACAAATGGGTCAACAAATGCAGGCAGCAGCACAGGAATTACAGAATCAAAAAGAATCACGTGTCGCTGAACTAGAAGCAGTAATGGTGGCTGAAATGGCTAAAAGAGAAAAAGCAGCAATGGAAGATAACCAAGATCCACTTGTTCGATTAAAACAACAAGAAATTGATCTTAAAGCGGCTGAAATGAACATGAAAGGCGAAGTGGAAGATAACAAGCTTATGGCCGATATTGGCATAGAAGCTGAAAAACTTGATCTTGAAAGAGATAAATTAAAACAAGGAATGGAACAAACTGTTGTCAAAGAGGGATTTAATGCTATAAAGGAGTCTAATCAAGAAACAATTGATGAGATAAAAGAAAATATGCAAACTTTGCGTGAAGATAAAAAACTTCGCAGTGCAGAAAAAGTTGCATCAATGAATGCAAGATCGAGGTCAAATGGACGAGCAGATAAAAACAATAAATAAAGCCATGCAATCCTTAGAAAAGACTGCAAGAGGCGAGATTAAAAAAGATGAAGATAAGTTGCTTGTTGCTAGTGCCTTAATGGCAGTGACAAGAAATTTGTATGTCGAAACAATTGGTGCTGATGATACGGCCCATGTGTTTGCGAGTATTGCAGATAGTTTCTTCTTGACTGAAGAGATGATTAAGCAATATAAACCAACAATACATTAGGAGGGAGACATGAATTTATTAAAAGATTTATGGGGACATCTAAAAGAGTGGAATGAGTGGAAAATGAAGGACTGGATAAAGGCCGGAATTGTAGCAATCATTGTTCTTATTGTCCTTAAAGTTATTATAGTTCCAGGTGCATAATGGCATCTAGAGCAGATATGATTAGAAGCGCTCGTAGACGTGTTGACGCACGTCGCGACGCTTTAGGACCTTATGGGGATCGACCTACTGCTCGTGATAGAGCCATTAAAAGATACTCCACAACTCCAATAAGTAGTGATCCTTTTCGTGATAAAAGATACCAACAACAAGGTGGGCCACGTTGGGATCAGAAATTAGGTAAAAAAATTAAAAAATTTTTTGATAAAGCTGGCGAAGGCATTATGGGTCCCTACCATGCAATGGCGAAAGCTGGTAAGGAATTGTTTGTAGATCCAATTAGAAAAGCTTCAGAAAATAAAAAAATATTAGGTGATGTATTAACAGATAATTTAAGAGAATCTGTAATGACAGAGAAAAATAAAGAGTTTTATAAAAAATACATGCGTCTTGCTGATATTACATCAGATCAAGATAAAAAAAGACAATATAAAGAAACAGCTGAAACAGCTTGGAAAAATCAACAGACTACAGATCGACTTGCTGCGATACGACAATTTGAAGGCTACGCACCAGGTAAATATACTGGCGTAGGTGAAGGTGCAAGATATACTGGAAATGTTGCAGGTAGCGAACGAGATAGAA